CGGCGGCCTCGGCCTCGCTCAGGCGGACGGAGACAACGATGTCGCGGGGCACGGCCTCTCCAGTTACGTGAACGGGGCCTGCGGTGACGTAAACGGCCCGAGCGCGGCAACCGGGCGAGGTTGCGGCAGGTCGGGGATACTTGCGGGCATGAGCCAAGGCGGATCGCGGTACTCGCGCAGGCAATGGGCAGGGTTTGCGGGGCTCGCCGTCGTCGAGGCGGTACTGTTCTCGGCCAACCTTGCTGCCGGGCACCTCGGGGGCGCGCTGGCGTCGGTCCTGCTGTTCGCCGTCGCGGCGGTTGTCTTCACCTTCGGCGGGTTCCCTGGTCGCCTGCGGCCGAAGCCGGAACCCGGGCCGGCCGGGCGCCCGAAGACGCACGCCGAGGCAGTGGCCATGGCGATCGAGGCGCGGAGGCAGCAGCAGTGGGACGCGATCGCCGAGCGGGCGTACCGTGCGATGGGCGGCACAGTGCGGGCGACCCCGGCGCCAGCGTCGAAGCCTCCGATGCCAGCGCTGCCGCCAGCCCGTACCCTGCCGGTCGCCGGCATGACCACGATGGCCGACTTCGCGGCCGGCATCGCGCGCTTGTCCGCTGCGGCCGCCGTCTGTGCTCACCCGGACGCTGAGCCCGTCAACCTGCTGGTGACCGGGGAGACCGTAGCGTGGGTGTGCCCGAAGTGCGAGGCACGGCTTCCGGCGGACTGGCGCTGATCCGGTGAGAGCATAAGCGCATGGACCTTAACGAGACCGCGCCGCAGGGTGCGCGCATCAGCCGCGCGGACGGGAGCGCCGTCGAGTGCGACCTGTCCCGTAACCCGCAGGGCGACTGGAGGGGCGGTGCGGCATGGAGGGCTGTCGCCCGCGAGAGCATGCGCCTCGACTACAACAGCGACCGCTTCGAGTGCGACTCTGTGCCGCCGGGGGCGGTCATCTGCTTCAGTGTCGAGCTGCTGCCGGGCTCCGACGGGGCTTACAAGGGCGACTGGGCCGAAGTAGGCGGAGCCCGGTTCTGGCTCAACGGCGACTTCGCGTGCCCGCACGGCGGCACCCGTCTGACGTGGCCGGTGAGGCCGGCCGACGACGACTTCGTTGACCCGTGGCTGCCCGATGACCCGCATGAGCGCCCTGCCGCGCCGGCGCTTCTCGCGTACTGGAAGGCGGTCAACGGCGACCCGGTGAGCAAGGGGGCGCTCATGGGCAGCAAGTCCAGGCTCTGGCGGCTTGCCCGCGACATGGCGGGCGCGATGGAACGGGACGCGGAAAAAGGCAGCGCGCCGCATCCGGCATAATCGGCGCATGCCCGAAACTCCCGCAGAAGAGTCCGCTGAGATTCCCGCCGCGTTCAACGGCTCCCCGGCTTCCGCTAAGCGGGCCGCTGACGGCGTCGCCGCGATAGCCGGGATGCTCTCCCAGATGCCGCAGGCGCTCGCCGCTGTCTTGCAGCAGGTCCAGTTGCAGACCCGCCAGCATGTCTGCGCCCAGTGCCTGCTCGCCCGCATCGCCTGGGAGGCGGCCCACAAGGCGGAGCTGGAGGCGGCCTTCGCGGCAGCGGGCGCGGCGTTCGGCCTTGAGGCGGGAGACCCGCGCGCCGCCCAGCTTGACCCCGCGCCCCACCTGCCCGCGAGCCTTCGGCCCGGCGGCCCGCAGGGACTTCCGCCGCTTACCGCGGCGATCACGACCGTGGGCGGGACCGAGTTCTGCAGCGGGTGCGTCCCCAACAGGCCCGGCAAGCAGAAGCTCCTGATCGCGCAGGGGGCGCTTACGCCTTCGGCGCTCGCGGGACTCGGCTAGCGGGCGGAGGTGCGCCTGGTTATCGTCCGCGCCGTCCAGACCTGCCCGGGCAACCCGTCCCAGTGGGACGCCTGGGACGACAGCGGCCGGTACTGGTACCTTCGCTACCGCTTCGCGCGCGGAACGGCGGAACGGCAGCCGTCACCGGACACGGACGGGTGGACGGCCAGGGAGCCTGAGATCAGCTTCGAGACCGGTTACGGCCAGTACGACGGGGAGATCGACCTGGAGGAGTTCGCCGTGCGGGCGGGGCTTGAGCTGAGGCTGGACGCCTAGGACTGCGCTTTGCTGACCAGGTAGCCGTTCGACCAGTCCGAGTAGCGCCTCACGAACGCCTCCGCGCTCTTGCCCGCCCGCGTCCACGACAGCGCGACCGACGCCACGGCCCGGTCCGGGTCGAGCGTCTCCCCGTCTGCCCGCACGTCCCCGAGGTGCTTCCCCTTGGCGTCAGTGAACCTGATCACTGTCATGACGCGGACTCTAGCAGCGAGAGCCGGTCCATCATGTAGCCGTACTCGCTGCTCGCGCCCTTCGCGCCGAACTCCGGCCGGAGCTGCTCCAGTGCCGACCGGAAGCCGTCCATCTCCGCGCTGCTGAACGGGTTCCGCAGGTCGGCCACAGCGATGTTCTCCGAGCCTGCCGCGTCCTGGCCCGCGCTCAGCCAGTAGCGGGAGAACGGCGACAGCATCTCCGCCCCGGCACTGCCCGCGTCCTGGGCGGCGAACTCGCTCAGCGCCTGGTCGATCGGGTACACCGTGTCCCCGTCTACCAGCCAGTTGCCCCAGTTGCGGTCGATGTTGCTCGTGAGGTAGTCGAGCAGGCCGATCTCGCGGCCGTTGCCGAGCTGCAGCTGGCGGACTTCCTCGGCCTTAGCGTCGGCCTCGGCCTGCTCGTAGTCCGTCCCGCCGCCCTTGAGCGCGTCCGTGTACGCCTGGTCGATGAACCCGGCGGCGATGTCGCCGGGCACCAGGCGGCTGACGGTCACGTCCTCGCCGGCCAGCGCCGTGCCGGTGCCCTCGATGCCGAGGGCGCGGCCGACCAGCCCGGAAAGGTACTCGTGCAGCGCCTGGGATGCCTCTTCGTGGGTCTTGAGGACGGCCTCCGTGCCGTCCGACAGGGTGATCCGCTGGACTCCGCCCATGCCGCCGGACATCCGCTCGCCGGCCTCGTACCCGTTCTCGTACGCGTCGCCCAGGGCGTTTGCCTCGGCGACCGGGTCCGCCCCGGCGCCCCCGGCCTCTTCCCCGGAGTCCTCGCCGGACCCGCCGCCCTCAGGTTCTCCCGGCTCTCCGCCGTCAGGCCCGGAGTCCCCGGCGCCGCCCGCCTCCTCGCCCTCGTCATCGAGCTTCCCGCCGCCGAGGTCGCCGGCTCCCGTCTCGTCTCCGGCGTACTGCTCGCCCGGCCCTGCCGTGACGGGCGGCTCAGGCTCGGGCGCCTCCCCGGCCCCGGGCCTGTACCCGAGGTCGCCAGGGGACTCCGGCTCCCCGTTGCCGTCCTCGTCTCCGGGCTCTTCGCCTTCAGGCTCTTCGTCCCCGGAGTCCTCAAGGTCTCCGGTTCCGGGGCCGCCTTCGTCCTCCTCGCCAGCCTCGCCAGCCTCGCCAGCCTCGTCTTCGGGTTCCGGCTCCCCGGTCCCCGGCGGGGGGTTTACCCAGCCTGCGGGCAATGCCTGGCACCGGCAGTGCGGATGCTGCGGCGGTGACGTCACGCCACCCGGGAATGACTCGCCGAGCCTCACCGGCCCCGCGGCCTCGTTCGCCTGGCAGACGGCGCATGCGCTGGCGCCGTCCGTCTGCCACTCGGTCCACTGAACGGCAAGCTTGAGGTACCAGTGGGACGCCGCCGCCGCGACGCCGGCCGTGATCAGGCTCATGACGGCCGCGGCCGCGGCTGCCGCGTTCGTGACCGCCGCGAAGAGGTTCCCGCCCGTGGCGGCCGCGCTGTCGTCCGCCTGGCCGCCTTCGGCGAGCGCCCGCCCCGCGGCGGTGCGGGTGCTTGCGGCAAGCTGGTCCGCCGCGTCGGCAGCGTCCCCGGAGTCCGGCCCCTCGATGCCGGCGCTGCCGAGCATGCCGCCGGACATGAGCGTGTTCCCGGGCTTCCAGGCCGCCGCGGGATTCAGGCCGCCCTTCGGCCTCGCCTTCGCCACCGGCGCGCCGCCCGTCACCGCCTGGGCGGAAAGGGCGCCGATCGCCATCGCGTCAGTGAGCAGCCCGGTCATGAGCGGCTCCAGTGCGGCCTTGAGGTCCGGGCCGTTCATCTCAAACCACGCAGCCGCGGCGGCTACCGCGGGCCGCTTGCCGTCGTGCTGCACGCGCGACTCCGGCGAGGCGAGCCACGCCGAGGCCAGGCGCTTCGCTTCCGCCTTCGTGAGCGCCGCCGACAGGGCGCTGGCGACCTTCTCGCCCCAGTAGTCGGCGGCCGGGATGTCTAGATCCCACCCGGGCCACGCAGGCGCGGTGGCCTTACGGACTTTTGGGCGGGGCTCACCGGCCTTGGCGATCGTGGCCATCTTGTCGCTGACCGACTCGCCGTCGTCGTGACTGACCGAGCCGTCGGCGTGCTGCCAGCCGTCCATCTCGTCGTATACGACCGGGGTTCCGCACGGGCACGTGTCCTCGTCGCCCTGTACCGGCTCTACCGGCTCTACCACTGCACTGTCGTCAGGCGAACCCGGGCCGAACGGGAAACGGACCACCTCGCCGCCGCGGTGCACCGACAGGCACCCGAAGGTGACCGGGACGGGCTCCAGCGGGGCAGGGAGCGGCTCGCCGGGGTCAAGGTAGGCGAGGGTGCAGTGCGGAGTCCAGTCACGGTGCTCGCTCGCCGACAGGTCCGCGAGGGCGTTCCGGAGGACTTCCGCGCCAGGAATGGCGACGGCGGCCCACGCGGGGACCTTGCCGTCACTGCTGCTTGACGGCGGGAACGCGCCGATGCCGCTGACGGTTCCCGGGAGCGGGCCCGGCACCAGTGCCGCAGCCTGCCGCGCGCGGTCGCACGCCGCCGCGAACGCCTCATCGTCGACGGCCGGGCCGAGGTAAACGACTGTGACGTGCATGCCGTCGGCGTCGACGCCGCCCGGCGGCGGGGTGATCAGGCCCTCGGGGATGTCGAGCGAGATCATGCCCGAACGGGACGTCAGGCCCGGGACCCCGGCTTTCGCGACCAGTCCCCGCCCTTCGGCGTTCAGCCGCCGCGCAGTGCCCGCGTCAACCGCGTCGAACTCGAAGTCCCGCCACTCGCCTGCTTTGTGCCGCGCCTTCGCGAACCGGCGGAACGCCCGCAGTTCCTTGAGTACCGCCGTGTTACGGGCCGCATCCTCGCGCTCTTCCTCGCCGGCGCTTCCGTACTGGCCGTCGTCGAGGTCGTAGGAGTACAGGCCCGTCTCCGCCGTGATCCCTGCGGTGACGTTCCCGGCCAGGGCCGCGCCCTCGCCTTCCTTGGCGACCTGGGCTGAGGTGAGCTCGGGCGTCACGTCGGCGTCGGTCATCTTCGGCTGCGGCGGAGGCGCGGGGGGCATCGCACCGGGCCCGAACTCCCGCTCAGCCAGTGACATGACCTTGATCGGCGGGTTCGGCAGGACTCCCTCGGTGCCCCCGAAGACCGTGCGCGGCAGCTCCGTGCCCTCTTCGGGCAGGCCGTCCGCAGGGTCGACGTCGCCCGCGACGGCGAGCAGCGACGCGATCGGGATGGGCCCGGCCCGCTCGGTGTAGATGAAGCGGGGGATCGGCTGCGCGTCGGTGAGCCCGTAGCGCATCTCGCGGATCTCACTCGGGCCGATGACGCCCATCTTCATGTAGGTGTCGTCGGCGTTCGCCTGGTCGACCCTGTCGTCCTGCTCTTCGCCGAGGTCGAAAGCGAACTGGAGCGGAAGCTGCAGGTCGTCTTGAAGGAACTCGCTGAGGATGTCCTGGATATGGTGAGCCATCGGGAGGTCGCCGACGCGGTGCTGTACGTCGGCCTGAGACTCCCCTGAGCTGCGGTTCACGTCCTCGGTGAACCCGATGTCCGAGGGCACCACGCTGAAGCTCGCGCAGGTCTTCCGCATCAGGAACAGCGAGAAGCGGTCATCGAAGTCCTTCTCGTTGCTCCAGGCGATCTTGCTGCCGGGCGGGAGCCAGCGGATCTGGTGCTTGCGGCTCTGGTCGCCCGCCATGAAGGCGTCCCAGTACTCCTGGAACTGCTCGATCTGGTCCGGGGACCAGGACTCCGGGGCGTCCGCGAACGCGGCCGGCAGGTTGCCCTCGGTGAAGCGCTGCAGGAAATAGAGCTGGAAGCGGAGGTCAGTGTTGGCTGAAAGAAGGATGTCCTCAAGCGGCGCGCGTCCGTAGACCGAGTCGTCCTGCGGGTCGTACGGCTCATAGATCAGGTCATCCCTGGTCAGCCAGTTCCAGGGCAGTCCCTGCACGTACTGCACGTAGGCAGGCGCCGGGGCGTCGGGAGGGTCGCCCCAGTAATCCTGGAGCGGCGCGATTGTGTTGCCGCACCACGCCGGGCGCCCGTTACGCCGCACGTACAGCGTCTCGTTCGGGACGGTGACGCAGTACACCTTGCGGTCATAGGGCACGCGGTCGACGTGGCGGACGAGGTAGGTCTTGCTGGTCCGCAGCCTGACGGAGTAATGCTGGCGCGGGGCGCTGATCTGCACGCCGCCGTGCGGCATGATCATGCCCGGGGCCGCGAGACGGCGCTTCTGGACGGATGCCTGGTAGCCGATCTTCTGGGCTACTTCCTGCAATCCGTCGGCCATGAGCCGGGACGCCGTGACGATATGCTCGCGCCTGCCGTCGTAACTGCCGTCGCCGAGCATGTAGAACCGCCAGAAAATGGCGAGCTGCTCGGCGGAGGCGTCAAGGATCTCCGCCGGGATGAACTTGTCCTGAGCGTGGCCGAACTGTCGCAGGTAATGCGCGAGGGCGGACGACTTGAAGCGCCACTTGGACCCGTCATATGACGGCTCGCTTCCGAGCATCCGAATCAGCGCGGCGCGGAACTCTTCGTAGCCCTTTGACCCAGGCTGCTGACAGACGTAAATATAGTTACTGGAACCGTTAAGGCTTCCCTCGGACAGCCACATTCCCATGAATGCCGCGAAGTCATCGCCGCGGATGGCGTCGATCTTTGCGAGGCTGCCGGTTACCTCCCAGGCGACAGAACCTCCGAGCGCGGCACGGATTGCCTCCGCCGTGGACAGCTCTACCTGTCGGCCGGCCTCCGCCGAGTCGTAGGTGTTATACGTCAGCCCGGTCTTCTTGACCGCCCTGTACCGGGTCCAGCCAAGCGCCTCCCGGGCCGCCCGGACGCCGGACATAGTGACGCACTCGCCGCGCTTGACCGGCGGCAGCCGGAACTCGCTGATGGGCGTCCCGGTCCAGGTCGAGGTGGCCGGGATGGCGGTGCCACCGGTGAAGTGCTCCGCCAGGTACTCGGCCGGGACGAACGACTCGCCGCCATGCCTCCCGCATCCGCCGAGCGCCTTCAGCGTCGACGTGACCAGCATCCGGTGATTTCCGGTTACCAGCAGGTCGTAGCTGCGCGAGTGGAAGTTGTACAGCGGCTCGCGCCCGGCCCAGTCCTGCACCGTGTAGTGCGTTGCGGCCTGCCACTCGAATTCCCTGGTCTTCTGATTGCGCGTAGCGAACTCGTCGCGACTGATATCCACGTCCGCGAACAACTTCCAGCCTTCGCGGGTAAGGACTTCAGTATCGTCTGAATAGCAGGTCCCGTCCACCACTTTCAATCCTACCGCTTTTCCGCCCCTATTGCGCATCTTATAGAGGGTTCCAGCGTCATAAGAAAGAATTCCGCGCAGGTACTTCGCCAGCCACGGCTTGAACAGCGTCTTGCGGTCCGGCCGCTTCAGGACGCGCTTGCCCTCGGCGACCTCGGCGGCAATGTCGCCCTCGTAGCCGTCCATCGCGACGAGCTTGTAGTCCAAACTGCGCAAGCTCGCTATCCTGTGGCGGATACATACGCCGGCCACGTCATAGGCGCCGATCAGTCCCTTGAGCGTCTCGAACGCGACCCGCTCGTGCGTCCGGGGGCGCGTCGCGATGTTGTAGCCGGTGACGTAGTCGTGCGACCGCGGAGTCCTGCTGAACCCGTCGTACGGGCCGATCGGCTCGCCGGGCGAGAACGGCGAGGTAGGCGTCATCTGCGACCTGGCCTCGGCCGCCTGGATCTGCGGCGGGATGCCGGACCCGAATCCCTTGCCGACCGGGACGGCCGGGGCCGGGAGTGTCGCCGTCGCGAGCCGGGAGCGGAGCGTCATGCCGGGCGCCCCCTCGTCAGGTCCCCGGCGCAGTCCACCCGAGCGCGAGCAGTGCGTCGCGGGTCCGGTCGTCGACCGCGACGTCCGCCTGCGACAGGGCCAGGGCGAGAGCGGTCGGGGCGAGCAAGGTCAGCGTCACCGACGGAAGGCCGTCAGCGGGGGCCGTGACGGTCCAGGAGGTGACGGTTCCGACAGGGTTGCCGCCCGCGGTTACCTCGCCGTTGAACGGCCAGGAGCCCGAGAAACCGAACGCCATGGGCTGCTGGTCAGCCACGCACTCTCCTGCCTGGGATGATGGGGCGCATGAAGGTTCACTTCGCGCACGGGCAGCGCAACCTCGGGCTCCACGACCTTGAGGGCGTGCCCCGGGAAGGGGAGAGAGTCACTCTCTCCCGCGAGGGGCCGCTGTACGTCTGGAGCGTCGACTGGCTCGTCGGCACCGCCGGCGGCACCTTCGCGGACGTGGCGCTCATGACGGACCAGGAGTACAGCCGGGCGAGCAACCGGCGGATCACGGGAGCGTGCCCGACATGCCAGGCCTGACGCCGGAAGATGCCGCGGAGTGGCTGCGGCAGGCCCCGCCAGACTTGCCCAGCGAGGACCTGATCCCGTTCGACCTGGTCGGCGACCGGCCGCGGTACCTCGTCGAGTGGCCCGCCGGACTGCCGCACGCTCCGATGTGGAACCTGATCCCGCGGCGCGCCGACGTTCCTTACCTGTGCGACTGGCACGGGATCACGGTCACGGGCGGGTGCCCCGAGTGCGTTCGCGAGCACGCCGAGTACCGGGAGAGCGGGACATGGCAGGACCGGCGGCCGGTTCCGTCGCCCGAGGAACTCGCCGCGGCCGACAGGCTGGCCGCGCTTACCGAGGAACTCGGCCTGTACGAGGCCGGACCGGACTGCGGCTAGCGGTTCTGCGCGCGGTAGGCCGCGTTCCTCGCCTGGCGGAGCTGCCCGGCGGGACTGAGGGGGACCTCAGGTTCCGGGTCGGGCTCCGGTGGCCGCTCTGCCTCGAGGGCGCGGCGCGAAGGCGCCGGATCCCCGGCCTCGACCGCGGCGGCGAGAGCTTTCTTCTTCGCCCAGGCGATCCACGCGGCGGCGCCGTTCCCGTCCAAGAACATCTCCGCGAGCGCCTGGGATGTCGTGTCGACCTGGTCATCGTGCGCGCTGTTAGGGAAGGCCGCGCACTCGTCGATGAACGCCTCGGTGTCGAACAGCGCGATCGACGGGTCGGGCAGCAGCGCGTTCCCGGCCTCGATCACGGGGGCGACCGCGACGGCCCGGCCGTACTTGGAGTCGGTCGGGTTGACCGCGACGATGCCGGGGATCTTCGACTTGAGCGTTGAGATGACCGCCGTGCCGTTGGCCTTGTCCTCGACGAGGCGCCGGATCGCCTGCGGCCAGCGGGCGGCTAGGGCGGTGAACGCCGTCAGCGTGTCGGTGAACGACAGCCGCTTGTGGACCTGGTCGACGAGGAACGCGTCTGCGCCGCGCCGGACCCACACCTGGCCGACGACGAAGTCACTCGACTTGGTGTCCTTGAACGCCATGTCCCAGGACATGACCATCTCGTCGAACTCGCGGACCAGGTAGGCGCCGGGGACCTCAGGGTGCTGCGACCACAGCGGCTCCTGGTAGCGGCGCCACCAGTGCCGCTGCCAGACGTTGCCCGAATCGGGGGACGGCCTGCCCTGGTAGAGGGCCGTGAATACCCGGCTCCCGGCCTGGATCCTGATCTGCTCCCACTCGGCCACGGTCCGGCCGCGCGCCGAGGTCAGCCACTCGCCGGGCTCGCGCCCCAGCGGGTCCGCCTGCCCCTTGGCGGGATCATGGTCGGCGAGCGCGGGGATGTTGATCACGCGCCAGCGGTGGCCGTCCTCGGCCGCGACGAGGCGCCCGGCGAGGTCGTCTTCGTGCCAGCGGGTCAGGATCACGATCACGGGGGCACCGGGGGCGAGACGGGGCGCGCCCACCGAGCGCCACCAGTCGAAAACGCGGTCGCGGTAGTAAGCGGACCCGGCCTGCTCGGCGTCGGCGAACGGGTCGTCGATCGTCAGGGCGTCTAGCGGCCGGCCGGTGAGGCCGGAGCCGATGCCGACGCAGACGACGCCGCCGCGGTGGCCGTCGAGCTGCCAGCGGCGGGCCGACCCGTAGTCGGAGGCGATGCGCAGGCCCAGGTCGAGCGTGTCCTCGTCGCCGTTGTGGGTCGCGATCAGGTTGCGCACGTCGCGGCCGAAGCCCTCGGCGAGCGACTGCGCGTAGGACGCGATCCCGAGGCGCGTCTCCGGGTCGCGGGTCAGCGCCCACAGCGAGCCCATGCGGGTCGCCCTCGAGCTTTTGCCTTCCTGAGGCGGAAGGGAGATCAGCAGCCGGGCGCCGGGGGTCGTGTACGCCCGGACGAGCTCCTCGTCGATCAGGTCGAGCGCGGGGGTCTGAACCGTTGCCTGGTCGATCGCGACGGCCAGCTCGCCGGGGGTCGCCCACTCGCGGCGGGAGCGTTCCTCGAGCTGCCGTTTACGCTCGCGGAGCTCGGCAAGGAGACGGACCTTCTCGGGCGGGGCCAGGATCAGCGGCGAGGGCTTCACGCTCCCGCTCCGCAATCTCCGCCAGCAGCCTCTCGCACTCCGCGTCCACCGCGTCCTCGGTGATGACCTCGACCCGCGTCTTCAGCGGCGCGTCGTAGCCGATGACCTCGGCGCGGCGCTTGACGAGCGCCCGGATCTCCCGGACGGCCGCCAGGACCGGGGCGTCGTCGATGACGTCCTCGTAAACGGGGATCGGCTTGAGGTCCATGTCGAGCTTCTCGATGCCGTCCTCATCGCGCTCGACGCCGACCTGGCGGGTGATGATCTTCCCGTGGGAAACGGTTACGTGCTTGCGGTGCATGACGTCCCAGGCCTGCTCGATGAGGCGGTCGATGCGCATCAGGTCGAGGAGCTTGTCATCCTCTGCCCCGTCGTAGGGAGTGTCGCGGAGGGCGCGGGTGACGGCGTCGTGTGCGTGGCCGCGGGAGGCGAACCCGAGCGTGACGGCGATCTCCTCGAGGCGCTTGCCCGCGGCGCGCATCTCTGCCGCGTCGAAGTCCCGCTTCACGGTCTTGACGGTCCGGATGTAGCGGCCGTTGCCGTCTCGCGTTCGTGTGGCCATGGCGTTCGTATGGTGCTCTCGTTCAGCGGGGGTCGTTCAAGATCGTTTACGCGCATACGGGCGGAGCAAGATCGTTTGCGGTCGTCAGCCGGTTCCGGTGAGGGTCATCTGAGACAGTCTCCGCGCGGCCTTCTCGCAGTACGCCTCGTCCAGCTCCACGCCGACCGCACGGCGGCCGAGGTTGCGGGCTGCCACGAGCGTCGAGCCCGAGCCCGCGAACGGGTCCGCGATAAGGCCGGGCGGGCAAACGGAGATCAGCGTTTCCATGACATCGACGGGCTTGGCGTGCGGGTGGCCGACGGTCTTGGAGAGGTGCCCCTGGCCTGTTGTCGTCGCGATGACGCTCGACCGGCCGCCGAGCCCGGACGGCCAGCGGCCGATCAGGTAGACCGCCTCGGCGTCGCGGCGGAACCCTGCCGTCGCCCCGCGTACCCCGGCATCTGCCGCCTTGCGGTACGGAAGCACCTGCTTAGTACCTAGCGGGGGGGGGGAGCATGAGATCGCCGAAAGCGATGGCGGGACGGGCGCCCCATGCGGCGAGCACCCAGTCGCGGAGGCTGGTGCCTTTGTCGCCCGCGATCCCCGGGTGACTGTTAGCGACCCAG